CGAAAAAATTATCGTGAGTTTCTATTCTTTATAGCCAACACCTTTTAGCACTTCATTTGCCTTAGTGTAGTAATAATAAAAATTAACATCCTCTGGAAAAGTATCCGGCAAATTCATCAATGGACGACAGCCTTGTGACATAGGGACTTTGTTTCCATTCTTTGCATAAACAAGTGACATATCAGCAAGACCTAAATCGCAACTGTGATAAAAGCGAACTGCTTTACCAAGACACTCTCCTCTAAACAATGCACCACCTGTTACTCTGCGAACTGTGACAAACTTTCTAATATCCTCACAATCGGCAATTGTCTTTTCAATTGGCGTTCCGTTAGCAATAAACTCAGCGACTGCTTCATAGATGATTAAGCCGTCAGGGTTTTTACTCAGTGACGCTTCACCAAAGCACCCTTTGCATTTAGTTTTACCATCGAGCTTCACAGCAATATAGTTATTTACATCACGCGATGCCAGTTCTCGGTAATCTGTTTGCTCCAAATTGTAGCTAGTGGTTATTTCCCAATCGAATAAAATTTCACTAACTAAATCTACTTTATCTTTATGATAATAAATGACAATGCCGTCAGTATTTGCACTGACTACTTTTATATTATTATCTTCAAGAGTTTCAATTAACATTAATAACGACAATTGACCAGTTAAAGTGGTTTGTAATAATAAATTAGGAGCGTATAAAAAACTGTATTTACTTCCAAATTTACCGAAACTTCCATTATTTGTGACCTTAAGTGTTGCCGCTGTTACTTCACATTCTGCCAATTCCTTTTCCAGTTCTTTTATTTTTTGTTCAATTTCTCTTTTTTCCATTTGAATCCTCGATAAGTTGGTTTATATCCATTGCATACTGAATATATGTTTTGCCATTTCCATGTGGGATTTGAAAATAAAATATCTTCAACGGAATACCATGTTTTTATAAAATTATCATTCAAATCGTATTGGTGGAATATAAATTGTCGTTTGGCTAGTTTTACTTTTTCAGCCATTTGGTTTTTCTTGTTCAAATCTTTCCACATTAATGTTGATTTAATTGATTGTTTGGATTTCCACTCGTTTCCATAATGCAATCCAGTTCGATGTCTTTCTTTTGCAATATCACTCATTCTTTGTTTTTGAGAATCTGACCATTTATTTTTGTAGTTAGGGTTATTTTCACCTTTGCTTAATAGTGATTTAATTGATTTTGTTTCATCGCTCATTGTTGTTTCAGTGGATGAATCTCTGCGTAAATTGTATCCAAAGGCTCTATCACATGAGTTATAAAAATCCATCCAATACAATTCTTTATCTTTTAAATCATTTTCAGATATTGATTCAAATTCTTCCAGTATTACAAAATCAAAATTTTCAATTCCGTATTTTTTTACTGCGTTGAATAAATGTCGATTACAGTCCTTATTTTTTGTTTCTTTTTTCAAATCATATTTATGTTGTGAAAATCGTTGTTTTACATTTCGACTTTTACCGACATATCGTTTATTGTTAAATTTACATACTATGGAATATATGGCTATCATTTTACCTCCTAATTAAAATAATAGGATAATACCTAGTCACTTTAATTGCAATTTTAATATTTCTAATTCTTTTTTTATTTCACCGCTTCTTTTTTTAGCCATTGTTCTTTGTTTTACTATTTTTTCATATAACTCCAAAAAATTTTCACCTAAATTATCTGGATACAATCGTTGTTGCATAATTATATTTGGATAAAATCCTGTGACATCTTGTTCACTTAAAACAAAATCATTTTTACGCTTAATATGTTGTGCTTTTTCACAAGAATGAATTCCACCTATGCCCATTTGATATTCTGTTTCCCCGATAACTATCCTTTCTCCTAACCAATCTGGACAAATTATTGCCCCATTATCAGCAATGGTAAATTCTTGATTAATAAGTTTATTGAAAATGGACTTAAGTTTTTCTGATTTGAATTCAATTATTTTAGGATTGGAATACCGAAAAACGTGATTATTTTCATATTGCTTTGCTTTAAATTTTGCAGTTGATATATCGCACATTTTTTGCAATTCTGATTTAATAATCGCTTCAGCAATCTGCGCATCGGATTTTGAATTGAGGTTGATACCGTATTGCTGTGTCATCTCTTTGCGCAAGTCTATCTGCCCTTTGAGCTTGTCAAACAGTTCACCGGTCACTTGCGTATCGTTTCTGCAATACTTGCGCATCAAACTACGCTCAGTATCTTTTATTAACTCATTAGGATCAATTGGCAAGTCTTGCATTTTCTTGGTGTGAATACGTCCACCGTAAATTTTAAGCGATGCTTGTCCAATGGGAATTTCAATAATGTCGATATGTTTATCGTAAGTTGGGACTTGGAGCTTATGCTCTTTGAGAATCTGCCAAGTAACGCGCTGATCTGTGATTATCTTGGTGGAGAGTTTATGGAGTTTCTTACAATCCCATGAATCCAATGCGCCATGTATAACAGGTATATCGTAGTTTAACCCATTGAATGAAACGGTTTCATGATTAAGGAACAGGCGCTGTATCTTTTTAGCTTGTTGCTCATTTAACTTTGCATTTTCGCCAAACAATTCTATTTCAAGCGATGTGCCTGTTTTGTGGTTAACGGCTAAGAATAGCCAATAGTTTTTATAACATTCAGTATCAATAATATAAGTATTCATAGGAGCAGCCTATTTGTGAATATAAAAAAACCGACAAGTTGATAGCAAAATGTCGGCAGAGGAGAGGTGGAGCTTGAGGTTTTAAAAGTAAGTTTACTTGATTATTTACACAGGATTAAAAATGTAAAGCCACTGACTCATAACTTTTTTGGGTCTATGAGGACACCCGCAAACTTACTTTTAAAAACCCAATTAGGCGACACGCATATTGGCGTATGCGTGTCTAGGATTTAATGCAACACACTATACACTCGAAATATAGTGTGCTTAAAACATTCAACAAAAGCCAATAGCTAAATAATCAGTTTAACTATCACTAAAAGCACTGTTTACTACCCCACTACAATCAGTTCTAATCTTCCCTATGTAGTTAGTGAATTACCGTCACCGGTAATCTCAACCCGAATCGAGCGCGTAGCTAGTGCGCTTTACCGATATTAAAGGCTGCAAGGTTGCGAATTGCGGTACGCTACAAGCAATGCTTTTAGTGATAGTAAAAAAACCACCACGCCATAAACTGCAATGTGTGGTGGCCGTGTTTTGATTAATACAATTAACGACTGTGTTGGATTTGAACCAACTAACAGGGGTTAGCTATTTTGGACGTGAATTAGGTAATTAGTCTACTTCACTATGTCCTCACTATTTAAACTATCGGCGCCAATGTTTAAATAAACCTTCGCCAGAAGGACAGTCGCTAATTGTATTAGTGCTTGTCTTTCCAAGCTGTCAGATAGTTGCCGGTTACAGCGTCCGGCGCACAAGCACTCAAGTTTCGCTCTTGCAGTCGTGCTGTTGATAGTTGCCGGTGCTGATCTCCGGCTCGACCACCTATTGTGGCAGCCTCATAAACTATCAAGTCATAACATCTTCACCCGCCCGTTGCGCACGCTTATAAGACCTAAGCAGATGTAAATGTTATGCTTGATAGTGCTTGTCTTTCCAAGCTGTTTATTTTACTAATATATTCCTTATAAAATGCCGTCTTTCCGGCTGTCAATTAACTTTTACGATGTTAATCCAATCGTCTTTTTACCACACTGAGGACACAGAGTATTTAGAAATCATCTTCTTCTGATTCGTCGTCAAAGAAATCAGCACTTGCGACTTTAGCATCAGAGAAGGTTTCACCATCTTTCTTGAACTGAACGCCAAGAATATTGGCAAGAATTTGTTTACCGCCTTTGGGATGATTTGAATACCAGAAGTCAAAAATAGCATTGACGTAACAGCCTGCATAAACCTTATCATCTTCTTCGGTAATTGGAGCGCGATCCTTATCAAAAACTGGGATACGTTTGTTTGATGAACCTTTAAGCGCCATCATATTTGAGTAACCATCGTATTCTTTGTCATCACCGTCAATAAAGCAGGTGATTTTTAAGCCTTTGGGCGCACCGTCTTTAAATGTTTGAGCAATGAATTTATCAATTGCCGCTTGGGTAATTTTGTGATTTTTACTACCTTTTTCCATTAGCACTGTTGCTTCGTATTTAGTTTCAACATTATCGAAAACCGCTTTACGAAACAAAGATGGAAATGATAAACGAACTTCACCTAATTTAATTTGTGTTTCTGACATTTTAGCCTTCTTGCTTTTAGCATTATGGTTTTGGGATTAGGTGAGGATGGGGTATTGATAAATCGCCAATTAAGTGATTTCCCATCCTCGTTTTAACTTAACCGGAGAGATAAGTTGAGTTAAGTTTAGATTGATTTATTACTTGTGTCAATCATCAAAATCAGAAAAATCATTTGCAGAAACTGACAACGATTTTCTTGGATCACTTTCTGGCACAACAGTTGGTTTGCCCGATTTTTTAACTATCAGATTTTCAAAGTCTTTTATGTTTTTCTTGCCTACTAACTTTTCGAATTTAGCCACAGAAATAAAACTACGCTCAAACAATTCTTCCTCAGTGTGTGCGTCAGAGAGTGCGATAACGGCTTCTTCTTCACTACCCCAATCGCGTGAACTGCGACCTTCGACAAGTTTGTAGCCGGTAAAGCCATTGCCCGATTCTAAGCGCTCTCTAACGTGTTCTTCAATGGCACTCAGCCATGATTTAATCAGTGTTGCGCTACTCAGTGCAAGGTTAAGCTCTGCGTCGGATAACCGGTTTACACTGGGTAGCTCGTCGAAAAAACCAAAACTCGCTTGTATGGCGTTTTCTGTGTAGCGCATAAGCTCTGGGCATCGTGCTTTGTGTTTACACCATTGGCATTGCTTCTCACCAGCAGTCAGCGGGGCGTTTTCCTGCATAGCCAATTCTGCTCGCTCTTTTACCCACTCACCAAATGCTAGTAACTCGTCGATACTTATCGTCAATTCGTCAATGTGGTCTAGTCGCGGTTGGTAGATAATCATTGTGATGGTTTTGATATCTTCGAGCATACCAAACTCGCTATAGACCCCTAGCGCGTAGATTTTAGTTTGCGTAGTATCAGCATAGACTTTCACGCCTTTGCCATACTTCAAGTCAATAATTGTTACGTTATCGTCATTTAGAATGATGCAATCGGCTGTACCAAAACCGTCTTGCGCATACTCGCTGTAATCGAGTTTTTGCTCATAGATTTTATGACCTTTGTGTTCGGCAATGAAGTCCATATAATCATTTACATGGTGGCACATTGTCTTATCTACCGTTATCCAGTTGGTTTCGGGTAATCGCTTACCTTCAAAATCAAACGGATTGATATCACCTTTCAAGCATATCTCTGCAAGCTCATGCGCTGCCGTGCCTTCGTCCGCAAATGCGCTACGGGATTCTTTGTAAGGCTTTTGCGCTGCGACGCTACCGGAGCAATATAGCCAAGTAGCGCTTCCACTTGCGCTCAGTAAAGAGTGTTTAGGTGCTTCTTCATTAGACATTGAAGCTCTCCAAGAAGTTATAAAATTCAGCGTAGTGTTTAGGCGCAAGAGTTATTGTGCTAGATGCACCTAGTTCAGTTAACTTATCTACGATAGTCTTTTTAGGAACAGCGTTGCGTTGACGCAGTTCAAGCGCCATTTCTTTTAATAGTTTTGATGTTATGAGAAGTTCGGGTTCTTTTACTTCTTCAACAGGTTCTTCAGCGAGTTCTTCCACTTCTACTTCTACAGGCTTTTCTTTTTTCTTTACTGCTTTAGGTTTTACTTGTTCGGTTACTTCTTCAACTGGCAGTTGGTCTAGGATTGTTTTCTTAGCGCTAGATGATCCAGCTCTACCTTCATCCCTATCTACTTTCATCGCTTTGTTCATTGCTTCGTGATGCTCAATATCAGTGATGATTTCAACAGTTTCTTTGTTATCTTCAATAATTGCAGGCGCTAACGTTTCATCAAGCGTTTTGACAACATCCTCAAGTCTGAATTTGAATGCAGTTGATTGCTTAGTTAGCGTTTCGTGAATGCCGTGACTGATTCCAGATTTGATAATTTCATCCGTTTGCACTAAGCGCTCTGCCACTTCATGCAATAACTCATAGCTAAACTGAGTGTTTGTGCCGTGTATTAATGATAGCGAAATGAATTCACCAAGTTGGGTGTTTGTAAGTATTGTTAAATCATTCATTGTGTTTTTCCTCTGTTGTTGTAAAATGAGAGTCAATCTTAACTTAACTCACAAAGAGATGCAAATGGAAAATGAAGAAATTAATGACGGTGTGTCCGTTGACGATGTGGTGCAGTGGTTTGGTGGTGAGCAGGTTGTGTTAGCAAAGAAATTAGGTGTTACTAAAGCAGCGGTGTCGTATTGGGTAACTGAAGGAAAGATACCGGCAAACAGGGCAATACAGGTTGAGCAATTGACTAATGGGGCAATTAAGGCGGTTGATTTACCAATAATTAAAAGATAACGAGGATTGAGTCATGAAAAAAGTCGAGGATAATAAAGTTAAAAATATTCATTTTTCAAGTGAAACTGATTTATGGGCAACACAGCAGGATTTTTTTGATAAATACAATGCAGTACATAACTTTGATTTAGATGTTTGTGCGTTGCCAGAAAATGCGAAATGCAAAAAATATTTTACACCGGAAATAGATGGGTTAAAACAAGAATGGACTGGGGTTGTTTGGTGCAATCCTCCTTATGGTAGACAAATAAAACACTGGATTAAAAAAGGATATGAATCATCTTTAAAAGGCGCAAAGGTAGTGATGCTTATACCTGCAAGAACAGATACAGCGTATTGGCATGACTATGTTATGAAAGGTGAAATTGAGTTTATTCGAGGACGTTTAAAGTTTGGTGATTCTAAAAACTCAGCACCTTTTCCGTCTGCGGTTGTTATTTTTAAGGGTGAGTTATGACAGATAAACTTTATCGGATAAGTCGCGGAGATAAGAACAGCGCTGTCTGTCGCAATGTGGAGGTGACATGGGAGCGAATTTGCACTGTACTTGGTAAGCACAAAGTTGCAAAGACCAAAGAGCAG